GTTTACGTTGTCCCAGCCAAGATAGTGGAAGTCGCCCACCGATGCAAAACACCAAGCTCTTGCTAACCAGTTTCACCTTCGTGGGACTGCTCGCACTCGCCGGTTGTTCATTCCCCGGGGTTTACAAAATCGACATCCAGCAGGGTAATGTCGTCACGCAGGACATGATAGACCAGTTACGCCCCGGAATGACCCGACGGCAAGTACGGTTTATCATGGGCAACCCCCTGTTGACCGACACTTTCCACTCCGATCGGTGGGATTACCTGTACAGCCTGCAGCCAGGTGGCGGTGAACGCCAGCAGGAGCGTGTCAGCCTTATATTCAACGGCAATGACCAGCTTGTAAGCCTGTCTGGCGACTTCATGCCCGGTGTCAGCCGCGATGAAGCCATTCTCGGCAAAGGCAGCGATACCACTGTCCCGGCAGAGAATCAGCCGGTGCAGAAGCCTGAAGAGCCGGCCAAGCCAGGTTCGTTGTTGGACAAGATCCAGAAAGACGTGGACAGCGTCGAAACTGTACCTGTCCCGACCCAAGAGCCTCTGGACACCAACTCTCGTTAGTCCGCAGCGCTCAACAAAAAGCCCGGCATGCCGGGCTTTTTTGTGCCTTTCGTTCAGTCAGCGTTCAGCCGGGAAGCGTCCGTTTATCCCGCGCTCTGGCGGCGCGCAGACGCCTGATCTCCATGGGATCGGCCAATAGCGGACGATAGATCTCTATTCGCTCACCCGCCTCCAGCACCCGCATGGAAGGATCAGCCACCACCTTGCCGAAGATGCCAACGGCACACTGCGCCAGATTCAGCTCGGGAAACTCCCTGTCCATGCCACTGAGAGCCAGCGCCTGACGCACCGAGGAGCCTGCCGGAACATCCAGCGTCATCAACACCTGACGCTGCACAGAGGCGTGCACCACCTCAATCTGAATCACTGCTTCAGCCATGCAGCTCTTTCGCTCGCTGACAGAACGCATCCACCAGCGTATTGGCCGCCTGATTGAACAGTGGCCCGAGGGTGGCGCGAACGATAGAGCCGGCATAATCGAAGGACAGATCCAGGCTGATCTTGCAGGCCTTCTCGCCCAGCGGCTTGAATGTCCAGACGCCATGAAACTGCTCGAACGGCCCCTCGACCAGGTCCATCACGATCGATTCGCCTGGGGTAAGCGTGTTGCGCGTCATGAACTTCTGGCTCAGACCGCCCTTGGCAATTTCCAGGCTGGCGCGCATCTGCGCTTCGCTGGACTCCAGCACGGTAGCGGAAGAGCACCACGGCAGAAACTCGGGATAACGAGCCACATCATTGACCAGGTCATAAAGGAACCCGGCCGGGTACGGCAGTAAAGCAGAGCGTTGTATATGCGTAGTCATGTGAGCGTCATTTCCAGAGCTGAGCGGCAAACACCACAAGAATGCCGAGCGGCGCCACGTAGCGCATCAAAAAGAACGTCAGGTTGAAGAGCAGTGGACTGCGGATCGACAATTCGTCACGCACCGTCTCACGGCTCATCACCCAACCAGCGAATACCACAAAACACAAACCACCCAGCGGCAACATGATCCGCGAAGTGAAGAAATCAATGACTCCAAAGAAGTCCAGGCCAGTCGATGCGCCCCACTGGTAGAGGTGGAATACACCTCCATCGTTCACGAAAAACTTGGCTTTTTGCCAGATATTGAACGAGAACACCGTTCCCAGCCCTACAAACCAGCAGGTAAATGCCAGCCAGAACGTCACCCAGGCGCGGCGAATACGGGTGCGCTCAACCAGATAGGCAACCATGGGTTCAAGCAGCGAAATCGCCGAGCTCCAGGCCGCTACAGCCACCAGCACGAAGAACACGACGCCCATCAACTGCCCGAATGCCACGTTGCCGAACGCGTATGGCAACGTTACAAACATCAGGCCCGGCCCCTCACTCGGGTTCAGGCCTGCAGCAAAAACGATAGGAAACAGCGCAAGGCCCGCCAGCAGCGAAACAAAGGTGTCGAGCAACGCGATGCCGACGACCGTGGTGCTGATAGACGCGCCCTTGGTCATGTAAGCGCCGTAGACCATGATCGAGCCGACACCGACGCTCAGGGAAAAGAACGCATGCCCCATCGCGGGCAGCAAGCCGTCCAAGACCTTGTCGGGATTGAAGTCGAACATGAAATGCACGCCTTCCATGAAATGCCCGGTGGTCAGGCTATAGCCCAACAGTGCCAGCATCAGCAGGAACAGCATCGGCATCATGATGCGCAGGCTCTTCTCCAGACCGGCCTCGACACCCTTGCCGATCACCACCGCCGACAGCAGCATGAAAATGGTGTGCCACAAAATCAGACGCCAAGGGTCTGCAATCACCGCGCCGAAATAGGCACCGACCTGATCCGGCGAAACACCCTGAAAATCGCCGCGCCCCATGTCGATGATGTAATCCAGCGACCAGCCGCCCACCACACTATAAAAGGAGAGAATCAGCAAAGCCGTGATCATTCCGGCAAAAGCGCCCCATGACCATCGCGCCGAATGCCCCGCTTCCAGCGCCAGCGTCTTGAGCGCATTCGCAGGACTGAGTCGGGAACGACGGCCAATCAGCGTCTCGGCGATCATCACCGGAATGCCGATCAGCGCGATGCACGCCAGAAACACCAGTACAAATGCACCGCCGCCATAGGCACCGACCATGTACGGAAATTTCCATATGCTGCCCAGCCCCACGGCAGAACCTGTGGCAGCCAGGATGAACACCCAGCGGCTTGCCCAGCTACCGTGGACTGAAACCTTGTCCGTCGACATTATCGAAACGCCCAGCCAAAAAAGATCGCGCATTGTCCGGGATTCAACCTTTGTGCTCAAGCACGCGCTTTCCCATAGCCGACATTGATGCAACTCCCTATAATGCGCCCCCTATGGCTAAGCTCAAGAAAAACCCTACAGGGACCATCGCGCAAAATAAAAAGGCGCGTCACGATTACTTCATCGAACACAAGTTCGAGGCCGGTCTGGTCCTGGCTGGCTGGGAAGTAAAAAGCCTGCGTGCCACCAAGGTACAGCTGGTCGACAGTTACGTGCTGCTCAAGGATGGCGAGGCCTGGCTGATGGGTTGCCACATCACGCCTCTCAAGACTGCCAGCACGCACGTCATCGCTGACCCGACACGCACCCGAAAACTGCTGCTGAACAAGCGCGAGCTCGAAAAGCTCACCAGCTCGGTTCAACAGAAAGGCTATGCCTGCGTGGCCCTTTCCGTTTACTGGAAGGAGCACTTGATCAAGTGCGAAATCGCGCTGGGTAAAGGTAAAAAGGAATACGACAAGCGCCACACCGAGCGTGAACGCGACTCGGACCGTGAGCTGCAGCGTGCCGTGCGTTCCAAGGGCAAGGACGACTAACTCCTTGCCTGTGCCGAATGCCTTGAACGGGCATTTGGCGCCGCGCACCTTCAATCCATCCGCCTCTCATCCACCCCGCACAATCACAACCCCAACGCGAAGATCGCCCCACTTTGGTGCCTTAACCGCCCAATGTGGCTTTTTCGCATCTGTCTGAAAATAAAATAGAACGCCTGCGCTACAGCACAGTCAATCCTTTAGGCCCTGAACATGAACGGGCTTTCAAACCCTCGGGCGACGGCCTCAACGACCGGCCATACCGAGTCCACAGGTTATAAGGAGAGACACATGATGCGTACCGCCCTCACTGGATTGTTCCTCAGCGCCGCCCTGTTGGCTTCGCCGGTTTTTGCCGCCGATGATTTGTGCGCTGCAAACATCAAAACGATCGAAAATGCTCAGGTTTCTTCCGGCACCAACCTGAGCCCGGAAAACAAGACAATGCTAGAAACCACTGAGAAAAACGCCAAAGCGGCTCAAGCTCAGAACGACGAGAAAAAATGCGTCGAAATCACCACCAAGGTGATCACCTCGCTGAAAAATACCGGCTCGGGCAGCGAAGGCACCAAGTAACCCCCCTCGATCAGGCCCGCCACCCAGCTAGCCTGATCGATTGCAGCAAACGGGTCGACGTGACACGCCAATCGGCGTACACTGCGCCCCAGCGATTGCGAAAGCAGTCTCGGGGCCGATTTGGATTCGACGCCGGTGATGAAACTTTAGGTGCATGCCGAGTTGGTAACAGAACTCGTAAATCCACTGTTGCAACTTTCTATAGTTGCCAATGACGAAAACTACGGTGCTCAACTAGCTGCGTAAGCAGCCTAGCCGCACTTCTGGTAGCTTCGGCTCCAGCAATCATCAGGGGATGTCTGTAAACCCAAAATGATTGTCATATAGAACAGAATCGCCGTGCAGTACGCTGTGGACGAATCGGCTAAAACTTACACAGCTCGCCCAAAGCACCCTGCCCGTCGGGTCGCTGAGGGTTAACTTAATAGACACGGCTACGCATGTAGTACCGACAGCGGAGTACTGGCGGACGGGGGTTCAAATCCCCCCGGCTCCACCACTTCAACATCTAAAGACGTCCACTGACGTCTTTTTTTGTGCCTAAAATCCAGCAATATCATGGGCTTATAGTCCAGCAACGTCTGCCGTCATCTTCCACGATCCATTACCTCGTGTATTCCAAGTGGTATTCCAAGCCTTCACCTGCTATTTTTTGGAATACATGAACAGCATTGGAATACAGCATGGGGGCTCAAGCCATGCGGCTTTCAGACGTCAAAGTCAAAGCTGCTAAACGGAAGGAAAAGGATTACATCCTCACAGATGGCGGCGGCCTACAAATGAGGGTTAGGGCCAACGGATCAAAGCTGTGGAATTTTAACTACATCCAACCCGTGACTAAGAAACGCCTGAATATGAGTCTCGGCACCTTTCCCGAAGTGAGCCTGGCTCAAGCGCGGAAACGGACCATCGACGCCCGAGCGCTGGTTGCTGATGGAATCGACCCGAAAGAGAAACGTGATGCGGATCGGCAGACAGTAAAGGCGACTACGGAGCACACATTCAAAAATGTGGCCACCGCATGGTTCGATCTTAAAAAAGACTCAGTTACCACTGCCTATGCCGAAGATATATGGCGATCCCTAGCGCTGCACGTTCTGCCCGACCTAGCTAATACCCCGATCTCGGCGATCACTGCGCCAATGGTAATCGGATTGCTGAGACCCATTGAGGCGAAGGGCAGCCTAGAAACCCTCAAGCGACTTAGCCAGCGCCTAAACGAAATCATGACTTATGGGGTGAATGCTGGCCTGATTTTTTCAAATCCGCTCAGTGGAATCCGCTCCGTCTTCAAAAAACCGAAGAAGCAGAACATGGCGGCGCTTGCACCGGGTGAGCTGAAAGAACTAATGCTGACAGTCGCCAACGCCAGCATTAAAAAGACCACTCGATGCTTGATAGAATGGCAGCTCCACACTATGACTCGTCCAGTAGAAGCTGCCACTGCTCGCTGGGCAGATATTGATCTAGAAAAGAAGATATGGACAATCCCTCCAGAGCGAATGAAAAAGCGCCGCACGCATATCATCCCGCTCACCCAGCAAGCTCTGGAGCTTTTGGAAGCTATAAAGCCTTTCAGCGGAAACCGTGAATATGTGTTCCCGGCAGATCGAAATCCGCGAACCCATTGCAACAGCCAGACTGCGAATATGGCGCTTAAACGGATGGGGTTTGAGGGGCGTTTAGTCAGCCACGGTATGCGCTCAATGGCGAGCACCATACTGAACGAGCACGGCTGGGACCCTGAATTGATCGAGGTTGCACTCGCTCACGTTGATAAGGACGAGGTACGCAGCGCCTATAACCGAGCAGACTACATCGAGCGTAGACGTCCGATGATGGAGTGGTGGAGCGAGCACATCCAGGCAGCGGCTACCGGAAGCCTCTCTATGTCAGCAGTCAATAGCACTGGGGAATCAAGCACTCACTACAGCTCGCCGTGCCGCGATTGAGCCTTTACGAGCTAGCGCGAATAGGCGAGTGCCAAGCACGCGGGCAGAGCGGATGCTTCGCAGCTACCGGCCCTCTTGCATGCTGACGCGCTCGCCAACCTATTGGCTAGCTATCGTCTGGGGCAAAATAGGCCAAAAGTCATCATTTTTAACGCCATAACGACCTAATTAGGCAAGTTTTCTATAAACGCCATCACCAACCTATACCATAGCCCATATGGTCACAATTTTCAGTGGCGGTCGCTCGCTTGCGTTTTGTTGGGGGTCAGCCCATGTGGCACGCCCTACCGACGTCACAGCAGCATCAGGCAAGGCGGCACCAGCTTCGTCACGATATTGGTGGTTGCTATTTCCGACCATGCTGCGCATCAGTAAAATTGCTAAGGTGTGCACCAAAGGTTGGAGCAGACGTATCCCGCCTGCGCAACATCGGCTTTGACCAAATAGCGTTTGACCGCGACCCTGTAGCCGTTTTTTTAGCATTAACCGTGGACAGCCCATGACCTACACAGAAACTGAAGACTCAGTACATATTCCAACACAGGGGAGCAGCGCATTTGAGCCTTCAACCATCGTTCAGGACAATTTCTCTGCTGCGCTTCTGAGGTATACCCATTCAACCTCTAGACGCCCGCTTCTTCTCAACGGCGACTGCTTGGCAGTCCTGCAAGCTTTACCTGACGAATCCGTTGACTTCGCTATGACGTCACCACCGTATTGGGGCAAGCGCGAATATCAGAACGGTGGCATAGGTTTGGAAAAAGACTACCGGGATTTTGTTATAGACCTTTCTGCAATTTTTCTTGAACTGAAAAGAGTACTCAAATCGACAGGATCGTTTTGGCTCAACCTCGGAGACTCTTACAGCGGTAAGGGTTTGGTTGGCATACCATGGAGAGTAGTTTTCGAGCTGACGGATAACCAAGGCTGGATACTTAGAAATAGCGTAATTTGGAACAAGCTTAAAGGCGGCATGGACAACACTAAGGACCGTCTAGGCAATGTCCACGAAAATTTATTTCACTTCGTGAAGCAAGCCAAAAACTATTACTATGACGCTGATGCGGTCAGATCAAAACCTAGAGAGTCTAAGGTTGTCAATGGAGCAATCGTTTCCGCGACTGGAGTATCAGGGGTAAGGTACAAACGGCAAATCGAGTTGTCAACTTCACTAACCGAAAGAGAGAAGTCGGCCGCACACTCTGCCTTATCGTCTATCCTTAATGATTTGTCTAGCGGAAAGGTTTCGGACTTCCGCATGATCATTCGAGGACAACAAAGAGCGACACACTCTGATAGCGAGAAGGTCTCCGGACGGGCGAAAGAGCTCCGAGACAAAGGTTTTTACTTTTTGAAATATCATCCTAAGGGCAGCAAGCCGTCCGATGTTTGGGACATTATTCCTGAGGACACACAAGGCCGAGCGACACACTTTGCTCCGTACCCGCTTGATCTATGTCGTATACCGTTGTTGGCTACCTGCCCGCCGGATGGCATCGCGCTCGATCCTTTTTGTGGTACTGGAACTACAATGGCAGCGGCCCAAAGACTTGGATTGAAGTCAGTTGGAATCGATATCTCCGCGCAGTATCTTGAGATGACACGAGACAGGTGTAACACGCTGGTATGAGCAAAATAATCGAGTTATTCGGAAAGGGCACGCATAACCGCTCCGTGAATTGGGTGTCCGTTATCGATGAGCAGCGCTGCTCTTACACCAATAAGCGCTGCTATAAGGTCAGGAAGTCCAATCCTGAGATTTCAATTGGTACCTGTAGTGTGCTTTATGGAAAAGTGCCAGAACCAGTCATAATCTGCCCTGTTAGACTGATCGAGCGCAGGCAGATATTTACAGATTGCTTCCATCTATTGACAACACATGAGCCTGGAAATGAACTCCATATCGTTCCGGAAGTATCGATTCCAGGAGGTAGTGTTGATTATTTCTTGGTTTCGGCAAAAGACGGAAAGGTTAAAGATTTCGTTGGAATAGAACTTCAAACGCTTGACACTACCGGTACTGTCTGGCCAGAGCGTCAGAGAATGCTTAGAGAGCTATCGGTACCCAGGGCTGATAGTGCGGAAGATTCCACTAAAACTTTCGGCATGAACTGGAAGATGACAGCAAAGACGATTTTGGTGCAAATGCATCATAAAGTTCAGACTTTCGAGCACATCAATAAAAAACTTGTGTTGGTGGTCCAAGACAAGCTTATGAGCTACATGACCAAAGAGTTTAGATTTGACCATTTGAAAGCGCCCGCTTCAATAGGTGACTCGATGCATCTTCACGCGTACAAAATGGACAACGCTGGCGCTGGTGATTATAAAATCTCGATGTCATCCCGCCTTAGTACCGACGCAGATGGTATCGGCATGTGCCTTGGTCTCCAGGCTGAAGCGCGCGTAGAGCTGGAGCAAATACTGATATCACTACAAGCAAAAATCTCTGATCGTACATTATTCCAGGTTGTCGGTACGCCTGAAAGCTTGGTGTAACGGCTGGCATTGTGTTTTGAACCTGCTGAGCGAAGAGTGAAAGTCTTGATATGGCCACCGCAACAATACCATGTCAGACTTTCCAAGCCCTCTTACGAGATATACAACTTTGCGCCATCGCTAAAATGCGTTTTTCCACGCAAAACTTAGCGCCTTATGCAGAGCTGGCATATCAGCTTCGAATGAAGCTTGGCTAATTTCATCACCAACCAATTTGGAAAGCTGTTTCTTCTTGTGCCCGTCCATAGTCTTAGTTTCGTCTTCAGATCTTCTCCACTCTGCTGGATAGCACTCTTCAAGACTACCGAGGGGGAGCACAATGATTTGGCCGCGCGCGTAGAGGGCGGTATTAGTCTGTATAAACAAATCGTATCCAGCCTGAGCTTTGGGAGTTGGTTTATCACACAATATAATTACTTTTTCACTGTATATGCTAGTTCCCATTGGTGAGTAAACTTTTGAAATAGCGTTAATTGAACGTCTCGCTTGGTGCGTATCCCCTTCCGCCGAAATAATCTGAATCGGCGGCTGATCAGAGTAATGCCGTTTTATGACTCTGGTGAGAAACTCAAATTCACTAGGCCCTTCAACGATTAAAAAGTTTCTCGGTAGCAGTAGATCTGCCGGACTGCCGCCGAGAAGATCGTAGATAATGTAAGGCTTGTCCGCTTCGTCAGTCCGGAATATCTCGGTCCTACAGTCATTTTTTTCGGTTTTGAACACGCTTTCGTTGACGCCTGAATCGGCAACGAATACAGATGAGTGCGTACTTATAAAAACCTGGTCAAGCTGAGTGCTGAGCTCAAATAGGACATTTTTTAATTTTCTTTGAGCTGTCGGATGCAAGTGAAGTTCAGCTTCATCGATAAAAAACAAAAATGACTTCCCAGCATCATCTCTCGCTTTCCTATAGTCCGCGTAAGCTTGTATGACCGCAAGCATAAGTGCTCGCTGCATTCCGTCCCCTTTCTCGCTCGCATACGTTTCGATCCCATCATCAACTACGGTCTCAAATTTCTTAAGGAGATCATTGAACTCAGGTGAGAGCACTTCAAAATAAACTTTCGAGCATTCGGAAAATTGTTTTTCCAAGTGAACTTTCACCGAGTCGCCAAGCGCTCTGAAATGCCCGCTTACGGCTGAGTCTTCCGAGTTAAAAAGGTCTTCAAATGTATTTCTGAATGCTCGATACTTAGGGTCGTCATTAAGAATCTCCTCGATTACGGAGGAAAGCATGATTCCCACTGCGCTTTTCTGATTATATTTAGTGAAATCTTCGAAATACTGCCTAGTGTGAATGTATTCAAATTTGGGCAAGAAGTCATTCAGTGCGGTGTCAAATCCGGTCGGGTTTTTTATCGTTTCACCTCCAATGCTTACAACTCGCTTTTTCGGTTCGCTGCTCCGACGGGTCACCTTTATAGCGTCCGCACCTTTGAGTACGTTCTGGATTTTTGTTCGATTACCCTCGTTGATCATATTTTCAGCGCCGTGCTGTGCGCCAGAAAACTCGACACTTACTATAATCTCTCGACTCGGATCCCTCTGAAACTTCATATCTTGCGATAGACCCGAGCCCGTATAGAACCAATCAACAGCTTCAAAGAAGTTTGTTTTACCGGTATTATTCTGTCCAATCAGAATATTAAAGTCCGTGAAATTCAGTGATGCATTTTCAATCGAGCGAAAGTTTTCTATGACTATGCTTGCGATTTTCATGAAGCCTCCATGCCTGTCGGAATAACGTGGCTCAGACACTATAGATCGGAGCTACCTTTCTGCCAGTACGACTCCCTAGATATCGACACCCGGCATTCTCCGACCCCGAAATTGGGCGCGTTGCACCGGTACCACCGCACACATCACCCTAAGTTGGAAATGTCGGAATGCGGTGCCAAGCGTCTTAGTTCCATCCAATATCGATGAGGTTCACGGCTTCAATTCAGGGAGCCGGACTAGAGCAGTTGTGAAGCCCGCCTAGTAGAACGTGCCCGATTCGAAGAAATCTCTATGTGCCACGCACCTCAAGGATGCGAATCATGTCGGCGTGAGGAGGAGATCTCCAGGCGCTACCTCTAATGCAGCAGCCAGCCGCCAGATATTGTATATCGTGACGTTTTTCTCACCCCTCTCCAGCATCCCCACATAGGTGCGATGGACACCTGCGCGCTCTGCGAGCTCTTCCTGTGAAAGGTTGAGTTCAAGACGCCTATGGCGAACGTTGGCGGCGAAAACCGACACAAGCGGGCAGTCGTTAGGTTTGATTGGCATGCTTGCAAATGTGTATGCATGCATACTACGATTCTACATACTATGATTAGCATTTTACTTTTCGACCTGCGCACCCGCAAAAGGAACGCCTCCATGAGTTATCGAACCGAGAGTCTTGCATTCGCGTTTCTCACAGCGCTCAGCATCAATTCTGCCCAAGCAGCTTCAGATGTAGACATCAACAAGCTCACCACCTATGCCGTGATGCTTGGCCGTGCAGCAGGTTGCGGGTTTAGCGTCACTAGTGAAGCGAGCCAGGTTGGTTCCTGGATGGACAGACGATTCAAACCTGGCTCAGCAGATCAGAAGACGTACCTACCAATCTTCATGGCTGGAGTCCGTGAAAACGCAGATCGTCAATCAAAAGGCTTGAGCCCTGACGACTGCAGCACCGTCCGTGAACAATTCTCGCTAGTTATCTGGCCCTGACAGCCAGAAAATAACGGCACTCCATTCCAAAAAAGGGATTTATAAATGTTCAAAGTTTTAGCCTTGGCCGCATCCACCATGATGCTTTCATCTGCCGCCTTCGCAGAAGTAAAAGCAGATTGCAGCGCCAAGATGAATGGTGAAGCTCATTGCGAGTTCATGAACACCGGATCGAAAAAAGACAGCGCATGTGCCGTCATTGAAGTGGTCAGAATTTACGATGCTAAGCTTTACACTCGCCCGTCATTCGGTGGCAAGGGCACTGCTCTCTCGTCCGAGAAAATCTGTTCGGGACTGATTGAGCCTCAAGATGTTCGAGAGCGAACGCCCTCAAACTCTTGGTCGGTGAATGGTACTTCCATGAGCCCGATGTCGTTTTGCGAGTCGGATAACCCTTGGGAGAAGGCGCCGATGAACTGCGCAATGACCACCAAAGTAGTTGCCAACTGATCATGAGACTGCTGGCGCTATTCGTTCCGCTTTTTATCCTGGGTTGTGCAACCAGCCAATCTGACGTCGAAACAGAGGGGAGACGGCAGGTCTTTGTGGTTGATCAAAAGGTCGGTGATGTTTACTACCGGCTGACCAACTCACTTGAGCCGGGGACCACTTGTGAAGACCTTTCCGTGACCCGATCCTTTTACTATCCCGAGAGAGACGAATTCATTATCTCTTGGGGAATCCCCCGGCCTTTGGGTGGTGGACCGTTTGTGATTGCGGTGATCAAGGGCAAAGGCGTTGCCGGAGCCAAAACCGAGGTTACCTACTTAGAGTCGCGGAGTACGTTGCCCGGTGTCTACAACGACGTGAAGAATTTTGTTCGTGGCGGGCATTGCACCAAGTCTGGCGCATAAGGAGCATGGCAGCACAGGCTTATGAGCTTTTGTGGCCGAGTCGAGGCAATCTATAGCCAATCGATCAGAGCCTCTTTCACGGTGTGAGCTATACATCAATGAGCTCGGAACTGGATGTTCCTTGCCCCGCATATGGAGGTGTGTGATGCATGAAGTATTTGATGTGAATACGTATTGCCAGGAGCTTAGTAAAAGCGAATTGCTCAGCGCCAGGGTTATTGGGTGGACTGGACGATGGTCGCTCTTTGGAAGCTTTGTTCTGTGCTGTCAGTGCCTGAATGCGCAGTCTGTTGACGATGCTGGTCGTGCCTTTACGCATCTGCCTGGATGTACAGCAGGGCGGACCGGCAGCAACCCTTGGCGCGAGCTAAGGCAAGTTCTCATTGATGTACCGCTGCCTGACAATCATGCGCAAGCACGGCTAGGTGACCCTCGCTTTATGTAGGTCAAGCGTGCGTTGCGGCGATAGGCGCACAATTCGCCTATCGCTGGCAGCTACTCCCCAAGCCAAGCGCTGATGGTTTCATAGAAAGCTTTCGCGTCCTTAGTCAGCTCTCGAGTCGAGTATTCCGGACGGGTTTTTCGTCCACGATCAGTCGTCAGCTTGATAGCAGTGGTGTCGTATTCTTTCACGCAGTAAGCAGCCCACCAGTGAGCGCTCCGAGGCTGTTCGATATGAACTGCAAGGTTCTTGTACCGCTGCCTGTAACCTTCCGCCAGAGCACTCCTGAGCGCCTCTGTGACCTCATTTACTCTGTCGTCCGGGATGCATAGAGTGCCATGGGTGTGCGCTGGGTGATTTTCTGTACGGCCGGTGTGATTGAATTCAAGATTGAAGGTCAGATCAGTTTCAATGCCTAGCTTCGCCAAGGTTCGCTTTATGATCGCAGCGAGGTAGTTCGCTGGACCACGTGGAGCAACCAGAGCAGCCTCAGCCGTTTTGTGATCAAGCCGGATGGTGAGGGTTTTTGAGTCAGGCTTCCCACACTGATGGAAGATACGGAAAAACTGTTTGATTTCTGGACTGACAAATTTTTCCCAACCTGGCAGCTCTCCTGCTCCCTGATAATCACGCACCAGCTTTTGGATAAAGGTATCTATCCTGATGAGCGCCTTTAGCTGATCATGATCAACGTCTGGGTGTAGTTTCTTAATAGCTACAACGTGCGCCGCGTGACTCAAGCTTAAACTAGCTACAAGCCCTGCCCTGCCTGGAGTTGAGAGGATCTGCCCAAGGCGATTTGAGCGACTGCGTTTTGCATTTACTCCAAGCTTGGCAAGAATCGCCGGACGAGGGATTCGCTGCTCATCGAGAGATAGGATTACCTGTCCTGGCTCCTGACGAGGCACAGCTGAAGTAGCAACATGATATGAAGGTGCGCCAGCAAAGAGCCCAAGTTCAATAGCCGGACATTTTCCAGGCTCACCGGCTGTTATCGCTGACCTCGCCACCGGACATTCGTCGAGTAGCGCATCCAGGTCCGCTGATAATTGGTCACCGCCTAAGTCTGTATCAGCCGTTTCTCCCTCAAACCATTCATCTCCAAAAAGAGCTCTGTAGGCTTCTCGCTTCACAATGTTTTCTGCGTGGCGGGTACGCGCACTATCGAGCAGGCGCTTTTGGATCTGGAAAACCTCCCCCTCCTTGAAAGGGCTCTGATGTCTGATGGTCATGGCGGTCTCAATGCCGGGAAAGATCCGGGGCAGATTTTCATTTTCGTGGTTCCCTGGTTGTCGCCAGGGTGTTCGGCACTTGTCTATGGTTCTAAGGGTTTGACACTTTGCCCGGTCAACCTAAGGTCAAGATGTGCTCACTCTTCGCTGACGATGTCATCGTCTAACTGCTGAGCTTGGGCTAGTCGTCTCTCTGCCAACCAGTTCAGCGTCTCAACTGCATCGTCGACACCTTCACTGTCGCCGTTAATCTCCGCATCTTCTCGGCGCTGCTGCGCTCGCATCTCGGCCACATCATGCTCATTCATAAGGTGTATCTGGAGCACTGGGAGCTCCTCTCTTTCGAGCGACTGATCAAGCTTGTCTAGAGGCAATGCCCGCCGAGTGATGTCCTGCGTCAATTTCAGTGCTGTTGCGCTAGCTGCGAGAGATCGGAAGACTATTGGATTGCTCACATCGAGAACGTCCAGAGCAGACGCGAGCTTTGTCCGGATCTTCTCACTCAGTGCCAGATCGTCGAGAACGAGTGAGGCCGCTTTCTGCTGAACTTTCTCCAACGAGAACGCCATATCTAGCATTCCCTCTCTAGCTCTTTCTATTAGTGCCTGGGTGCTGGCACCTGATACTGCGCCGTGCTTTTTCAACAACCGTTGGGCGGTACTGATGCTGATTCCTAATTGACCAGCAATGGCCGAGATCGTCCAACCTGCTTCCCTCAGTATCACTGCCTGCGCGGCTTGATCTGGGGTTTTCTGTTTACCTGACATGATCACTCCCCCTCCACTGTGCTGATGGCATTGCTGGCGCAGGCTCGTTTGACTGCGGCAATTGAAATCCCGAATTGGTTGGCTGTCTCCTGAATGGTCGCCTTGCTTGCTCTACGCCAATCACTTACAGCAGCGTCATCAATCTTTTTAGGGGCTCCAAGCTTTTGCCCGGTCGCTCGAGCACGAGCGATACCGGCCATCTGACGCGCCTTGATGTTGGATCTTTCCAACTCAGCAACGGCTGCCAGCATCGTAAGCATCGCCTTTCCAATTGGAGACGAGAGTTCAAAGCCTTCACGCATTGAGACGACAGCTACGCCTTTGGCCTTAAGAGCTTCGACGGTTTCAAGCAAATCAATCGTATCTCTCCCCAGTCGATCAATTGCAGATACGATCAAGGTATCGCCCTTGCGAGCGAACTTGAAAAGCTCTGCAAAGCCGGGGCGATTTAAAGCTTTGGTCGCCCCACTGGTGGCCTCGTCAGCGTACCAATGTTCTACATTGTGCAATTCAGCAATCGAGTGACGCTGTGCGTCAGTGCTTTGGTCTTCGGTACTGACTCGGACGTAGGCTAGGACTGTCATTGGTGCGCATCACTTAATAGCTCAAAAGTATGGCTCAGAATATACACAATGGCTCAGATTAAAACAACACATTTGAGCCACCTACTGAGGCAGTATTTGCAGCTATAGGAGAAGACTGATTTCCTGGCTCAAAAAGTACACTCTTTGAGCCACTGAGTTTCGCTCCCGCGACGCTTCGGCGGATTCGCTCAAGGTTCCTCCGACGAATCGCCATTCAGCTCTTCTCCAGCAGCGCTTGAATTGCCATATCTTCAGCACACCAAAGATGGAATCTTTCCCGCACAGAGATCACCGCAACGCCCTTCGCTTTGAATGCTTGAAAAAACTCAAGCAACTCTGTGCGGTTGGTCCCTAAGCAACCTAAAGAGGGAACGATCAAGATGTCGCCCTTTCTCGCAACCTTATGTAGCTCACTGAAGCCGGGGCGCTCTAGCGCATTTATCGACCCGCTAGACGCCATATCTGAAAACCAATGAACAGCTTCGAGCACATCCTCAATGGCCTTAAGTCGAGGTCTAGTTTCTTGGCCGTCGACTCCGACAAGGAAATAGGCGAGCGATTTCATATGGCTCCTCCTGGCTGAGAATTGCAAAAGCCAGAAATGCGATCCTCTACCCACCTGTCCACTGCGAAAGAGTCCCAACCCACAGCCCTCGGGCCGAGCTGAATTGATTTCGGGAAGCGGCCCTGATTGATAAGGTTGTAGATGTGAGCCCGCTTGAATCCCGTGCGGAGCTCAACGTCTGGAAGTCGAAGGATTCGACGGTTTTGAGATGGTAGGTGATTAGTGTCCATTGCTTGCTCCAGAGCGCTTGGTAGCGCTTTCATTGGTGAGGCACGCAATGTATGTCGACCTACAATTATGCAACCTCAACTGAGGACGGCAAAATCTCAACTACCATCTGGAAGTAACAAGGCAGCTTGCTTGATGACCTTCGCAACGGTATTTGCGCAGGGCATGGGGACCTTGCCGGAGCCTGCATGAATGATTGTGGTAGCAGCCGCATCAGCGTGTTTCATGTCAATTCCCGCTGCAAGCGCCAGTCCCGCAACCACAGCGGACCAGCTGTCCCGTTCCCTTGGCCCTAGAACCTTAGCTGGCTGAGCCGGAACGGTAAGCGACTCCGCCAAATTCGAGATATCGGCGGATCGAAACAAGAGCTCTACTTCTCCAATGTCGACCTCGCAGTCCCAAACTCTAATTACATCCTCCAAGCTATCTCCTTCCAAAAAGACCGGGCCTGATACGCAAATTGAGACAGGGATTCCAGGTCTTGCCCTACGCACAGTCTGAACGCTGTGGACTCGTTGACGACCAGCGCAGAAGACCTTTTCACGCACCTCGTCGGCCTCTCCCGTAAACTCAGTAATGCCGCATGCGCTGCCGATGCTCGCATAAAGTTTGCACCTATCGTCCTCGCATAAGCTGAGCAGATCTTCTTGGTCGACCGTTTGTTTCGAGACTCCGGACAGAGCCTTCAGAGCTTGACCCATGGTAAGAAAGGTCAAAGCTGTATGGATTGGATGCATAATTATCTCGGATCAGTGATCGGACGGAGAAGCCAACTGGATATTCCTAAGTCTGTTCCTGAGAGATGATCTTGGCAAATGAGACACCAATCCGTGCAAGGTAATCAGGTAGCTGATCCAGGGAGACTCAGGTATCTCTAACCCCCTGGAGGTTCAAAAGCCGACATTGCGCTAGCATCGGTATTCCAAAAAGTATTCCATGATAATTTTAAAGAAAATCAAAACTCTAAAATTCAAATGGTTAGGCTCTCAGTTCAGATTACCCTGGCCCACCAAACAAGCGTTACAAATCAAGCACTTAGCGTTTATGGCAAGTGCTTTTTTTGTGCCTTTTTGGGCCGTATTGGCTCAGTAATGCCAGCTTTATGACAGCCTTGACTGCCCACAAGGGCTGGCGGCGGGCCTGGTTTTCTACTGACAATTTTTTGTCCAGCCTCTCCGCACAATGCGCGTACTGCCCCACCGACTGAGCGATTCACATCAAAAATGCTTCCGTGTATTATCAAAAGCTCAGGATCGCATTAAAAGGAATTGAAAATGTCATTAGAAGCATATCTGCAGATCGAAGGAATTCCCGGCGAGACCCTCTCAGAAGGCTATGAAAACTGGATCGAGCTGCAAGACTTCGACCTTTCGGCTAGTCAGACGGCCTCAGCCACCTCCACGTCAGCCGGCGGCGCAACCTCGGGCAGGGCTTACATGAGCGACATGCTCGTTCGTAAGGCTGTTGATAATGCTACCCCAAAGCTTCATGAGGCTTGCTGCAGTGGTAAGCACTTCAAGCAGGTATCTGTGCATCTTTTCCGTGCAGGCGATCCAAAAGTCAAATACCTGGAGATAAAACTTGAAGAAGTTATTATCAGTTCTTTTTCATTAACGGGCAATGGCGACCAAGACAACAGCTTCCCAAGCGAACTTATCGCTCTGAACTATGGAAGAATTCAACTTATTTACTCCAAGCAAAGTCGAAAAACAGGGCAAAGCGCTGGACAAATTGCTGGCGGCTGGGATGCTATCAGCAACAAGATATTTTCATAACCACCCATTAGATTTCGCAGGGACAGGCGATGAATTACGAAATACCAGCAGTCATTCCTCCCGGAGTCAATGTAGACGTCCACATGAAGCTCGCGAACGATCAGTGGAAAAAAGATCCTAGCACGGGTGCTTTCATGAGTTGGTTTTACTACAAAGTCCGTAACAAGGGCCCGTGGGACTACAAGCAGAAACATCCTGAGTGGGAGGACTTCGGCAATTTTCATTACGGCGCTGTGGGGACAGCTGGCCAATTAACTGAGCAGCTTCTACTGAGAGCCGCTGGGTTCGCACAAGGAGAAGCCAAAACACGAAAGCATAAGTGGGGCCATTGGTTCTGGCTGCCTCCATACGGGGATGACCCCAAAGATCAGAAATGGATAAAAATGGGGATCTTGTATGCAAAATCCAAAGGATACTAACTTTAGATTTACTTACAAGAATTCGTTTTGGATACTTGTAGTTTTTTTAATAGCGAAGGCATTTCTTGGCGACCTTTTTGATTTCGGTAGTGACGCGGATGAAGTAGTGTTGAAGCGGGCGCTTCCTCAGGGTGATTGGCTGTATATTACACGTTACGGCGCCATGGCTACTGACGTGGACACACTACGCTTTTTTATCAGCAAACCGCTTGAAGGCGATGATTCAGAAGTACTGCATAAACTTAATAAGGAAAGCGAATTTCTGATCACGGATAGTTCTTTAGAAAACGTCGCAATCCATGACACACCCAATGGCGTAGGAATTACGGTAAAGGGCGCTGTCTACCGTTACTTTAGCAAGGAGTATGTCAGTGAAGGCGACGACCTTAGAAGTTATAGGATTACGCTAAAGCAAGAAGATACCACACCAAGGAACTGATGGATAAAGTACTACCTGAAGAGCTGGTTATATTGATAAGTCGCGCCTGGCCTAGCCCATTAAATCTTTCGCATTCCGAACTGCGCGACCTTGACTATCGAGTTCTGTGGCACCCCAGCAGCCAAGTACAGGCCCATGCGCGAAGTGATCACGGTTTCAGTCAGGTCAATCGTGCAGCGCTGCGTTTCCAGCTCCCCAGAAAAGCTGGCCGGCATGGTGAACGGCTCTTGGTACTTGTCCATCGACCGATAGTAGAACGTGGACGACGCGCCGTTGACCGTCTTGGTGATGGTCAACTCAGCCTCCCAAGCCAGAATGCCCCGCGACGAACCCATGATTTCCACCGCCGACACCATTTCAATAACGTCGCCGGCCGCCAGGTTTGTCTGTACCACGTTGGCCGTGGGTTGCATGTAGATGTAGCCGCCCGCAGCCGCCATGTTGCCACGCAGCTCAATGCACTGGGCCTCACCGTATGCGGCAGGCTCCTTGTACCACCTCGTGGTGATCCCGGCCAGGCCAGAGCCCACAGCCTTGTAGCCGTCCGCCAGCACCGACCCGGCTACGGCATTCACGCCTGCCGGTAGCGCGCCGCCAGTGCCCGCCAGCAGCGGGTTGGCATTGAGGCAACCGTAGGGCCGGATGGCCGAGTAAATGTCGCCAGCGTCAGTGGGCAGAGGAATGCCGGGAAATTCGAAGTTGGCGGTGATGATCGGCACCACACGCGAACTGATGAACTCGGCACCCAGGATGTTCGGGTGCAGGCCTTCCACGGTCATGGCCTCGGTGAAGCCGTCCCAGATGTTCACCACCGGCACGAACTGGCTGACGTAGCTGATGACCCAGTCTTTGTAGGCGACCGCATCCGCCAACGCTTGCCCGGTCAGCGCCCTGCTACCGAAGCGAGGCGTACCGGTGCCGACGATCAGGTACTTGCCGGGCGTATTCAGGAACGCGGTGACGATCTTCATCACGTTGGCTTTCGTATCGGCCAGGCTCATACCTGCAGTGGTGCTGTCGTTGGTGCGTGACAGCAGCAGCCACAGGTCGGCAGTGGAAGATGCAATGCAGGCCGTCAGCCTAGCCAGAAACTGCCCGGTGTGGTCCCCGAGCTTGCCCTGGTTGTCGACGTAGCTCGGGAACAGGCCGGTAAGCGCCGCGATCCAGCCCGCATAGCCATAGGCCTCGGTGCCAAACGCCGTCGCCGCGATGGTGTGGCAGTTGCCCGAGAAGCTATCGCCGAGCAGACCCAGGCCGCGCCGGATCGGTTGGCGACGTGGGATTGGGTTGACCAGAAGGCTCATGCGTAGACCTCAAATGCAGCGCCACCAGCTGGCACGTAGCGGATCGCCGCTGGCGGAATGCTCAGTTGATAGGCACCGTCGCTCCAGATCGTGTCGGTGGTGATCCAGTTGTCACCAGCCTGGATCTGGACCGTCACGGACCCGCCGTTAGCCTTCACTGCCAACGTCACTTTCATCGTGCGGTCGTAGGTTTCTTGCTTCGTTGCTGTCTGCACAGTGCTTCTCCGGCGGCCTATGGCCTGGCTGAATTGGTAGTGCTGGTTAGCTCGTCGACAAAGCGGTTACACGCCAGCCCGGTTATTCGGGCTGAGTCAGCGTATTTAGCGAGCTCCCCCGCTCGCGCGTCAGACCTGCTGAGCAGCTCGGAGAGCACCATGGCGGCGCGGTTGGCTGCCTTGCCTCTTTGGGCAGCGCCGGTATCGACGGGGGCGCAACTGGCGGCTGCCAGTTTTCCGGCCTCGACGCGCAACCGCTCGCCAGCAGCGTCAGCGACAGCAGCATCAGTAAGCGCAGCGGTCTGTTCTTGTCTTGCATCGTTTGCCACCTGGTTGGCCGCTTTCTGGCGGCGTTGCTCTTCGGTTCGGTATTCGGTGGTCTTGCTGGCCACCGCTTCGGATTGGGTGCTGGCTTCCTCGGCCCACTTCGCCTTCCAGGCCAGATCGGTGACGTTCACGCCGTGCAGGTATGCCCCGTACAACGCACCTGCCAGCGCCAGGAGGACCAGCAGCAGGCCGACTGCCTTCCACGGCAGGGCCTTCACGCCAGCACCTCAAGCGCTCGGGCGTACAGCGCCTGCCGATCAGCCAAGCCGTTCGTGCCGCCGTTGATCCGCTTGGTGATGTTCAGGAAGTCACCCTTATCGGCCAGCGTATTGAGCGCGGCCCGGTGCCAGAACCACGCCGCCGACATCGCGGCGTGCTGCGCCAGCTCAAGCAATTCGGGATGGTTGATCAGATCCAGGCCCAGCGCTTCGGCGCACTCGGCATAGTTTGCCCGCCCGGTGATCTGGACCAGGCCGCGCCCACGGTATTTGGAGCCATCGCCCGGCACGGTATTGCCCAGGTCTTTGCTCCCCTCGTACCCCAACTGCTGCGGAGTCGGCCCCCAAATCTCGCGGACGTAACGCAGCTGACCGGATTCATGGCCGACCTGGGCGGTGAACGCCGCGATGCGCAGCGGGGTCACGATCTGGTACTTGCTCATCGCTGTATTGAGGACGGGTGCAAAAACGCCGGCTCTCTGGCCGGCGTTGGGGAGGATCTGCAGCAGCTGCTGCGCTGTGATAGACATTCGATTTTCTCCAGGCAAAAAAATACCCGCTCAATGGCGGGCTTGGATGTTTTAGCGAGGCTTAGATGGGGACCTCTGGCCAGTCGATGCTGTGTGGATAGCCTGCTTGCTCAGATATCCGACTGAGCAGCAGGCGGTATTTTTTCCAGGCATTCAAAGACAATGCTTCTTGCTCGGTCGCCTCCCCGATGTCGAATGCATCTTGTAGGGGGGCCATCGCAAAGTCAGCGGCCGCTCTAAGCTTCTGACTCTGGATGATTACCTTTTCAGCAGGATCGGTATCTGATTGGTCGGGCTCTCGAATGTCAGGAATCGGCAGATCATCAACTGCGACATGAAGTGTAATGCTATGCAGAAGATCGGCAGGCGTGCCTTCTTTGGTAACAAACACATTGAGTACATCTTCCTCATAGCGAATGTTTACCTCTGCTCCCACATCTATTTGGTTGATCACATATCCCCAGCCTAGCGGCGGCGGAGCCATTCCCAAGGTCCCCAGAACCCTATAATGCCCCACTTCCCTATGCTCAGTGGTAACACTGCCTACGCCCAAGCTGACAATGTCTATCAGCTCTCCATTGGAACCAAGGATATTTATTGCTGCGCGAGTTGCCATTTAGATTGCCTTTAAAGTTCCATCAGATGAGCGCATAGTATTTTTGGTTGTATACACCTCACACTCACTAGAATAATTATTATCATGGCGTGCCCTAATCCACATTCGAGGCCAAGACGAACTCACGTTATAGGCTTGCATTACTATCATGCTTTTTCGGGTTTCAATCCCCATGGATAATACGTTGAACCACGCAGGCATAGAACCACCGCCGGCGTCGGGAGTTGTTCCGGTCCAATCCGCCCTTTGATAGGCCCCCATCGTTCCACAAGGTTTGTTATTGTGGTCGACGGATGTCAGGGGGGCGTCATAGCCCAAGCCGGAGCTGATTAATCTTGCCTGTATTTTACCAATGGCTGTCAGTACAGAGTCACCGGCCGACACCGATGAGGCGTCCGCAGAGGAAAAACCTGTAAGAGGCGTCCCCCTTACCCTCGCTTCCGTGAAATATTTAGCAGCACCTTCGGGCAATCCATCCGTATTTGTAATACTAAGTGCCGCCCTTACTCCTGCTAATGTGCCAGAAGTACCCAGCACCGCAAGCGTGGAGCCGAACTGATTGACCAACGCCCGAAGTGCATCAGCAGAATCCTTGACGTATCCCTGCATCGGAGCAAGCGCGTACCCACCCGCGTTGTTGGTGGTTCCCTGATAGTTCGGCGCGATCGACATCGCGGTATTGCTGGCGATGTTGGTCACCTCATACCAGCCACCATCAGGCCCGCGAAAGCCATCGCCTACCCTGCTGTTTGCGATGAAAGCAGTGTTGGTGCCAATGACCGCGTTCGAATTTTGGGTGACGGAAACCGTACCCGA